CGGAGAACTGCCAGGCGCCATAGGTGACGGCGGCAAACCCGGCCAGCCCCAGGAGATCGATGAGGACCCCGGGCGCGGCTTCTGCAATCCGCGCTATCAAATGACCAAGATCCCGCGTTCCGAGTAGACCGATCGCATTGCCGCCGGGTTAAGCGACATCCGGTCGACCGCGTTCATCGCCGCGGCCCAGGGGTCGATCTTCGCGTCGCCCGCGTTCTGCTTTGTCGCGCGGATCGCGGTTGCGGTCGGTTCAATTTTCACGTTGCCGACGCACCACGCCATCAGCGACGAGCCCCCATGAATGAGGGTGCCATTGGCAAGGCGCCGCTCGGCCGTCTTGATAGCGTTCATCAGCCGGTATCCCTGGCCGACGCCGACCAGGAGCTTGTTCTCTTCGGTGATGTCGATCGCGGCCAGGGCATCGACCAGCTCCCCAAGCCCGGCCGGATCGACGGCGACTTCGGCGAGGAGACCCCGATCCTTGATCCCCTCGATATGTGCGATGATCGCCGAGAGGTCCGCGAGTTCGTCATCGACGATCGTCAGCTCGTCCGCCTTCTGGAAGTCGAGAAGGCGCGGCGCAATCGATTTGCGCTCATCGAGGACGCCTTCGTGGCACCAGGCGTGCGACCAGAGGAGCCAGCGCTTCGTTTGTTCGCCGGCGACTGTCGTGTCCGCTTTCTCGCGGCCGAGCACAGCCAGCCCGAAAAGATCGTCGAGCCCGCCGCCGTCGATCCCGACGACGACGACTTCACAGCGATCAAGGAGTGCCGCGAGCGTCAGATCCGGGTCGGCGCGGCGTTCCCAGTATTTTACCCCGGCCCATTGGTTCGTCCGCAGCCCGATGCCGATCTCGACGTTGAAATGCTGCGATGCGATCAACGCGAGCTTTGCCGGGCCCTCGTCCTCGGCGGTCCGTATCTCGCGCTCGAGGAAGGCTTCGTCGACCGAGCGGCCGAGGTTGGGGTTGACGAGGCCCCAGTTGACCCGGTCTTTCCAGACGCCGTCTTTCGCCATCCGCTCGGGCAGTTCGTAGAGGACCGCCAGCATCGGCAGGTCTATCCGGCCATCCCTGACCGCGCGGGCCCGCATCAATTCGGACTTGAACACCCCGGAGGGCGGCGACTTCGACTGGGTGGTGATCTGCATCAGGAACCCGTCCGGCCGAGCCGCCAGGGCTCCACGCAATTCGACGAAGACCTCGGACGCATTGGATTTCGTGGCGAAGACATGGGTCTCGTCGACGAGGCCGTAAGTGTGCTTGCCGCCGGTAACGACGTCGACGTCGGCCGCCTTGATCTGAAGCTGAGCGCCTTCGAGCCCTTCCCGCCAATCGGTGATCGTGCGCTGATGGCGGGTCGTGTGAAACTTCGGGGCGAGCTCGGGGTCGAGCCGGATCATTCCTGATGCCTGCCGATAGGTAATGTCGGCGATTTCCTTGGTCGGGGCGATCAGCACCCCTTCCGCCGCCGGGCGGCGGTTCATGATCATCGCCGTCAGCATGATCCCTGCCGACCCGCTCGATTTTCCGTTCTTTTTCGGGACGAGTTCAAAGACCTCCTGGATCATCCGGCGCTGCAGCTCGACGTCGTAGGCGCCGAAGAGCGCCGCCACGACCGGGATGAGCCACGGCAGTGCCACATCGAGCGTCGGATATCCCGACACGTCGGGCAGCCGCAGCCGCGAGAAGATGCGGACCGCCCGCGACGCCTCGTCCTCGAAAAGCGGCAGGTCGGGCACCAACGAGCGACCGGCCATGAGGCGCTCTTCCCAATCCGGGCAAGCCGTCGACCAGGTCAATGCACCCTCGGCTGCAGATCATCGCCCCAGCCCGAATGCTCGGACGCGGGCGCATTGGCGGCAATCGCCGCCTCTTCCTTTTTGCCCAGCGGACGCGAGGGCCCGTCGGCGTCGAGCTTCGCCGGCGCCGCCGTGCCGAGCCCCCTGTCCCATAAGGATTTCGCGGCGCTGACCCGCGCACTCTCGGCGCGGCCATGTTCGGCGATATATTTCAGCCTAATAATCGCGAGGTTGGCATAACCGCGCGCCTGGTCGCGGATCTCGGCGGCGACCGAGCGGCTTGGGATGCGGCCCATGAACGGCAGGAGACCGGTCCCCCCCACATCTGTTGCGGGCTTCCCGTAGGCACGGTCAAGGAGCGCATTCGCCGCGGCGACGCTCGCTGCCTCGCTGGCCCCGTGCGTCAGCTGCTTGACGAAGGTTTCAAGTGCGAGGCGGGCGTGCTGCTGCGCGACCGGCTCGATCTCGTCCGGCGGCGGCTCGCCCAGCGCATGCGCCAGGTCGATCTCGGCCAGCGTCGCGGGACGCACGTATCCCTTGGGCTTGCGGCCGGCGCCCGAGCGCTTGCCGCCCCACGCCGGGCGTGCCTGCTCGGTTCCGGGCTGATCCAAACTTGAATTCCGTCCAATCAAGAGGCGGTTTCAAGGGCTCAGCCGGCCCGCAGATTTTTTCTGCGCGTGAGCCCATTGCGGTTCGCGGGGCGGTTTTGAGGATGGTGGCGAAACCCCTACCCCCTCAGTCGTTTGACCCTCTCGGCGATGGTCTTCCTGCCATGACACGAGCCACAGCGGGCGAGCCCGTTCATTGGATCGAACGGCGCCCCGCCATCGCGCAACTCGTGGATGTGGTCGGCATAAAGCCTGCCGCTCCCATGCGTTGGATTATGTCGCGGGTCCTGGCACACACCCCGGGCTCGACGGATTACCTCGGCCTGCCAGGCCCGGTATTGGGGGCTGGCATAGATCGGAGCGGCGCGCTTGTCGTGGCGTGCGACGCCGGCAGCCTTGACCTTACGGCTGTCCTGGGTCTGCAGGCGGGGCGGGGAGGACTTCATAGCTTCGCGTTGTCGAGGCCGGGCGAGGCGGCAAGCCCCTATTCGGGCTTACCGGCGCCCCCTCTTTTTGACCCGCCGTCTCGCCGCCCTGCTGAGCGGAGAGGTCCGCTCTTCTACAGGAGCAAATATCGGCTGGACGCCGCGCGGCAGCGGAACGTACATGCGTCGCCGGCCACCGGAATACTGGTATTTGGTTGGTGGGAGAGCAGCCAGGATTCCCGCATCGACAAGTTCAGGCGCCCACTCCTGATGGATCTGGTCGCTCTTGTCGATGTTGCAATTAGCGCAAAGGACTTGAAAATTGGCAGGAGCATCTGATCCTTGGCGAGCCCGCGGAATGATATGGTCCAGATGCCATGCGGACTTGGTTAGATCCGCGCCGCAGGCTTTACATAACCAACCAGCGTTCCGCAATTCCAGTCGCTCGGCTTCGGTCAAAATGACCTTCCCATAGCTTCGCTTGCGAGACAAGGCCGCAGCATTGGGCCTGTCCATCTGCGAGGCGGGGTAGCTCCCTGCATCTCGCCATCACGCAGGCTCAACCTGCGCCTCTGCCACCGCTACTACTCGTGTTGCACCGAGGATGTCAAGCAAGATGTTGATACGATCCCTGGCTTCGGTGCCATCGTAGAGCGCGCTGAAGCCGGCGAAGGGACCGGATATGACACGCAGCGGTTCCCCTGCGATCAGCTTCTTCCTCAACCGGCCGCGCTCGATGATTAAGGCTCCGCCGTCTTCCGCGACCAGCAACCGCAATCGCTCGACGTCGGCATCCGGCACAGGCACGGGGCGGTCATCGTGACGCAATAGGCGCGCGATCCCGGCTTCCCGATGGTCCTCGTCTTCAAGCAGGCGCCACCGGGCAACCGAGAGGTCGAGGCGGGTGAAGAGGTAGCCTGGGAAGAGCGGGCCCTTGAGACGGCTGCTCAGCCCGGCATGCCGCTTGTGCTGGCGCACGATCACGCACTCGGGGAGCCACGCCGACCAGCCTTCGAGGGCTAGCCGATCGCGCACCCGGTATTCCTTTGCCGGCTCGGTCGCGACGACATACCAGGAGGCATCCGGGCCGCTACCCCATTCGGGTGGAACCTTGATCGCGGCGGGAAGGGGGCGGCGCACCACATGGCCGCTGCCGCGCGAGGGCTTGCAATAGGTGATCCCGATGTTGCGGATCGCTTCGCTCATGCCGCGAGCATCCGGGCAAGCGAGCGCCGCGCGCTTCCGTGGCGCTGCAATTCCTCGCGCAGTTCCGCCAGGCAGGGGAAGAACTTCTCGCGCCGGGCCCAACCACGCAGCGCAGCGCGCACGACGTCAGCCGGCCATTCCTCGCACTCCTCGCCGAGCACCTGGAGCCGCATTGTCACCTCGTCCTCATCCTGGTTGCGGGTTACGACCGAGCTGCGAAGCCGCGCCAGTTCACCTCGGACGACCTGCCCGTTCGCGGTCGCGACGAAGGGCAGGATCAGCGCGCACATTGCCGCGCGCTCGCGATCGTCCACTTCCCGCACCAGGCGGTAGCCGCGAACGTCAAACTCGCTGCTGACGATCTCCTCGAAGCACGATCCGAGATAGGGCGCGAGCAGTGACCGAACTGTTTTGTCCGTCCGGTACGGGTCTTCTCCGGCCATCAGCATGACGCTTGTCGGCATCACGGCGACACCAGTTCCGCCACGTTCCCTCCCAGGTGAGCTTCCGTCCCTTGGCGCCGGGCTGGTCGCTCCAGTAGTCGCGGAACCTATCGGCTGTGTCGGTTGCATCGAGGCCGAGCCCTTGGGCATAGGCGGTCTCGGCAGGTCCAGGCTGCCAATCCGCCGGAAGCCTTGATCCGCGCGCTGATCGCTCATTTTCCTCCCCCGTTGTCGGTTGCGGTGTTTCGACGAGCTGCGGAGGGGGAAGCCGCAACGGTAGCTCGGGCTGCGCTGGCGCCTCGCGCGCATTCCCTGTCTTCACTTCCTTTATTCCTTCTCGGTAAACAGAAGAGGTAGGCCTTAGAGAGAGAGGTGTGTTTTTGCCGGATGTGACGTTTTGCTCGGGGCAATTCGTTACACCGGTGCGGCGTTTTGCTCGGCAGCGGCGGACCCGTTCGGCGCCGGAAAGCGCCGGCCGATGGCCTTTTCCGCGGGTTCGGCGGGGCGCGGCGGGCGGCTCAGGTGTAACGATTTGCTTAGGTGTAACGATTTGCTCAGGTGTAACGATTTGCTCAGGTGTAACGATTTGTTCGGGTGTAACGATTTGCTCGGGTGTAACGATTTGCTCGGGTGTAACGATTTGCTCGGGTGTAACGCGCCATTCGGACGCGAGATGCAGGGCGTCGTCGATCACGCCGCTATGCCACAGGCTGGCGAGTATGAGCGCGACCTCTGCCGGCTTCCACCCGAGCCCGATGGCGAGCGTCCGCACCCGGTCGGGCGGCGCAAGGAGTCCGAGCACATGGTCCTCGTCTCGCAGCGCCGCGAAGACGCTCCATACGACACCGGGCTTGACGCCGGCGCGACGGCCGGCAAGCGCCCAGAACGGATGGGACCAGGTGAGGCAGTCGCAGGTCACGTCAGATCAGCCCCTTGTCCTTTGCCAGCCATTCCGGCATTGCGAAGGTTCCGTCTCGAGGATCGTGTTCGACGAGGGACTTTGGCACCCATACCTCCTTGGTTCCGTCGAAGAGGAGGAAGGCGCCG